GCTAACAAGTGGGCTATCACATATGATGCTGACTTGATCCCATTAGTTCAGTTAACAGTTAACTCTCCTCTAGACACTTCAACATATTAATTTTATTATTAATTTGTGGTCATCAAGTCTCATCAATTATTGGTGGGGCTTTTTCTTTACGCTACAATAAAACTAAAATTACTTTATACCCGTGGCAGCTACTATAACAGCAACATTATCAAGTGCTACTGCAAATAGCTATGTCACATTGGCAGAAGCTAATACATACTTTGAAACTGTACCAGATTCAAGCACCTGGACAAATAAAACAGACGACCAGAAAAACAGAGCACTAATAGCAGCTACAAGATGGATTGATAGTTTTATATTTTACGGAGACAGATGTGATAATGGACAGGCACTTAAGTTTCCTAGAAATAATTATCAGGTAGATGATGTGGAATTATCCTGCACAACAATTCCAAATAATATCAAGTATGCACAATACGAATTAGCCAGAGCTTTAGCAAACGACACAGATGCAATAACAGGTAGTACAGGAACAGATGGTAATTTTTCAGAGGTAAAATTAGGTGATATAGAGGTTAAATACAATACTGCTAGTCAGGGTACAGGATCAGTAAATAATATTTTAGATGTTTACCCGTGGCTTCAAAGTTATCTTGGAGCGTATATGCTAGGTGGGGCAGGTACTTATCAAATGAGAGTGGTTAGAGGCTGATGGCAGGACAGTTAGACTCAGCATTTAAGAAAATTGCAAAACAAGTAGTGTCTCAACTTGGTATTGCATTAGACACCTCTATTGTTTATACACGCAAAGGTGTGTCTAGCTATAACAATAAAACTGGGGAATACATAACTGTAGACACAAACTATACAATTAAAGTACCTATCGAGTTTGTACAATCTACTGAAGAATCTGGGTTTCAGGAGAATGTAGCGAGGCTCTTCATTACTCCAGACTTGATAGGTGATAATCAGCCACTTCTCCAAGACGAAATAACTCTGACATTCTCTGGTTCAACAAGAGGAGCTAAAATAACAGACATACGCACATTAAAAGGTGGACAAGAGTATCTGTTCCGTATTGATGTAATTTTCTGATGACTTTAGTAAACGCAAGAGCAGCATTTGAAACAGCAATATTAGATGCTGTTAAAGACTCAGATCCTAGCGTAACTGTAGTGTTCGATAATTCACCTTTTAGCTCACCAGGAAAAAATAAAAAGTATGTGATGGTTAATCTAGATTTCAACCAATCAACTACTCAACTTCAAGGTGCCTCTATTACTTACTACTCTGGCACAATACGATGTGCAGTTATGACACCATCTAACAAGGGAACTGCTGTAGCTGCTGCAATTTCAGAATCAGTTATCACTGGTCTTAGTTCTGTAAATGCTAATGACTACACAGATACTTTTTCCGTAACTCCCAGAGTAACTGAAATTAATGGACCGTCATCTGTAGTAACAGAAGATCAGAGTCACTTTATGAGCGTAATAAATTGCGATTTTACAGCCAATGCGTAAAGCACGAGACTTAAAACACCTACCAAATGATTTAGCTGGTCTAATTGTTAAAGGCAGAGCCGAAGCAGCATCCGAGATTCATTATTCCTTACAAAATCGAAGTCCTTGGTTTACTGGGATATTCAATACTGCTTGGCAGATAAAAGGTGCTCCAGTTTTTCCTTCCATTCCACGGAAAGACAATAATATAGATGCACAAAAAACTACCAGACAAGCACCAAAAAGACAAAAACCAATATACACTTCTTTAGTCAAAATGCTTTACATAGGCAACAAAGCTGAATATGCAGGATTTGTTATCAATGCAATGGTTAGTCCGTATGACGGAAGAATGTACAGAGATTTATTCCCAGATTCTAGAACTACTCCAAAACCTAATGTTCCTAACTGGTATTACGTTTACTTGCAAAATAATTTTTTAGAAAAGGACATTAATAAGGGATTTCAAATGGTAGGGTTTAAACCAAAACGTAACTATACAATGCACAAAGGTACGAGTGCTTAAATTTATACTTTGAGTTATACTACAAGAATAAATACAATTTTTTATGTCACCAGTAAGAGCAATCGACAAACTAAAAGCAGCTTTTAGTGTCGAAGAACGTAGTAGTTACTCTATTTTTAAGGGTAAAGAGCTAATCGTAAAAATATTCTGGTCGCCTCTTACAATAGCCGATAGAGACACAATAAACAGTACACTAATGGCTATGAACAAGGGCCAGGAAGAAGGTAATTTAGATTTTGCTCTTCAGGTAATTGTTACGAAAGCTGAAGATGAATCAGGTGCAAAACTATTTACAGCAGCCGATTTGCCAGTTTTACGGAGAGAAATACCTCTATCTGTACTACTGGATCTTATGCAAAAAATGCAAAGTATGGGCGAGGAGGAAAGCCCCGATGCCGTAAAAAGCTAGGCTAAAAGAGAATAATTTAATTTATTTACAATTTTTCATAGCGGAACAACTAGGTTACACGCATAGAGAAATAAGAGAAAAGATGTCTTTGCAAGAATTATTCGCATGGAACGCTTACTTTCAAATAAAGGGTGAAAGAGAAGAAGAGGCTATGGAAAAAGCAAAAAGAAAAGCCCAAGTTCGTAAAGTACGCTAAACTCTTAGTATTCGTGTATTCAGAAAAGTTTAGTGGCCTCCGAGTATAGCGTAAATATAAAATTAAATACTTCCCAAGTTAAAAAAGACTTAAAGACAATAGGCGATGGCATATCAAATTTAGGCAAAAAGCAAGAAAAGGGATCTAAACAGGCTTTATCAGATACAGAAAAAAGGTTAAAAGCAGAAAACACATCTTTAGGTTTACAGAATAGAGGCTTAAGTCTTGTGTTAAAAAAATTACCCTTAGACTTAAAAGGGGTAAAAGTTGGCCAAGCATCACTTCTTATAGAGCAAGCTACAACTAAAGCTAAAGAGCATGAATTTGAATTATCAAAGAAGAATTTACTTCTAGCTGATGAAGAAATTAAAAAAGCTCAAATACGTTTTAAGACTGAAGAAAGTATTAACAAAGTAGTCACCGACACTGCCAAAAAAAGAGCAGTAACCGAAAAAATATCTCCTTTAGGATCATTTAGTAGATTATCAGATAGAGTGTCTCGTGATGTAGATGGAAAAAGAACATTTTTAAATAATCCATTTGCAGGAGGTATGAGTAGACTTGGTGCAACAAGGGGATTTGATTTTGGCAGTGCATTAATAAGTGGTGGTTTTCCTCTGCTATTTGGTCAAGGTCCTATTGGTGCTGCTGCTGGTGGCCTTGGTGGTGGTATTGGTGGAATGTTTGGCCAGATGGGTGGTTTTGCAGGAGGTATTGCAGCTACAGCAGCAGTTCAGGCTATTGGTAGCACTCTAAATTCTGTAAGAGAATTAGGAGATGCTTTAAGGAAACCAACAGAAAATTTAAAACTACTAACCGAAAGATTATCTTTAACTAACACTCCAACAGGTGATCTAATTGCAAAGTTAGAAAAATTAGGAATGACATCTACTGCTGCTTCAATTCTTATTGAAGAGTTTGCAGAGAGAACGGGTAAAACTCCTGAAGAAGTCCAGGCAGCAACTAAAGAACTAGAAGAATTTAACAGAGGAATGGCTGATTTAGGTCTAAAAGTTGGTTTTATAGTGTCAGATATTCTTGGTCCAGCAATTACTTTGCTTAACAAACTTCCCTTAGAAGGAATAGCAAAGTTTTTTATGGGCAGAGGGTTTGGTTTTTTAAATCCAGGTGGGGCACTAAGTCCTTTTAAAGAGTCTTTACCTCAAAAGAAATTGAGGTTAGAAAAAAGTAGAGGCTCTGGAGTAGGAAATAATTTACCGACAAATCTACAGGATGTTGACGCTATGGCTAACGCAGTTCGAGATACTCGTGAATTATTACCTATAAGACAGGCATTAGAAATAGAAAAACAAAGATTTACAGAAAACTCAAAAATATTACAGGTTAAAAAAGAAGAAAATAAGTTAGACCAAAAAATATCAGAGCTAGACATACTTAAAAAAGAAGCAGCAAAGGAAACTAACGATACTCTTGATTTTAAAATTGAGAAGTTAACAGCAGAAGTAGAATTACAAAGACAACTTCTTGAAAATGCACAAATTCTTGCCGACCCAATACAATCGCAAATGATTAAGTTAGATCAGCAGATGGCTTTACTAATGGATAGTGCAACTCAAATTGTAGCTTTGTCACAAACAATCGGTAGTTCTTTTTCAGAATCATTTAAAGGAATAATAAACGGAACAATGACAGTTCAAGATGCCTTCAGAAATATGTTTAGTCGGATAGCAGATCATTTCTTAGATATGGCTGCACAGATGGTGGCTGCACAAATATCAAGAGGATTCCTTGGAATGTTCGGTAGTTTATTCAATCCATTTAACTTTGGAAATAGCATACAGGGTCCTGCCGCTGGATTTAGTCAGGTTATGACCGCAGCAAATGGTGGTCCTGCTGGTATGAGACAACCTTATCTTGTAGGAGAAAAAGGACCCGAATTGTTTGTTCCAAATCAATCAGGTAACATTATTCCAAACCATGATTTAGGTGGCGTTGGAGGTGGTTCAACAAATGTTGTAGTAAACGTAGATGCTTCTGGCACACAGGCTCAAGGAAACGAAGAAAGAGCAAACGATCTTGGCCGTCTCATAGCAGCAGCAGTACAATCTGAAATATTAGAACAACAAAGACCAGGAGGTTTACTTGCATAATGGCTACATTTAATGACTCCACTATTGGATCTTCTACAGGAGCTACAACACCAAAATACGGACAAAGAAAAAGTTCAACACCATTAAACCGTAGGATTAGATTTGCAGATGGTTATGAGCACCGAATAATATTTGGCTTAGCAGAGCATCAAAATCCAAAAACATTTAGTTTTACATTTGATGTTTCACAAGCAGATGCAGTAAAAATAGAAGATTTTTTTGACGCAAGAGCATTAGCAAGTGAAAGCTTTGACTTTACGCCTCCAGGAGAATCTAGTTCATCTAAGTTTGTATGTGAAAAATGGTCTAAATCTATTCCATATTTGAATAGAGCAAGTATTCAAGCTACATTTAGAGAAGTTTTCGAGCCATCATAATGTCACAGTATCAATATCCACGACTACCTAATCAATCAGTATTTACAGATTTACAGAAAATAAACCCTACTGCAATTATTGAATTGTTTGAATTACAGCTATTGGAAGGTGTAAATTATCCTAATGGTAATCCGCAAAATATAGATACTATCTATAGGTTTCACGCTGGATCGAGCTTAAATGCAAATGGAGAAATCGTATTTAATGGTAATTCGTATCTGAGGTATCCAGTAGAAGCTTCTGGGTTTAAGTTTCAAAAAGGACAGTTACCTAGACCAAAAATAACAGTAAGTAATAAAGGTAGTTTTATGTCCCAAATTCTTCAAGACATTAATAAATTCACAACAGGGAATGACCTCACTGGTGCAAAATTAACAAGAATTAGAACTCTTGCTAGGTTTATTGATGCGATAAATTTTCCAAGTGTCGATACTGTAACGGGCACAACAACACAAACCGTGGCTGATCCATCTGACGTAGAAACTGTCACATATACTGTCACAGTAGTTAATGTCGGTGGTTCTAATTTCTTTGCAATAAATGGCAGTACAAATCCTGTTCTTACAATGAAACGTGGTTCAACCTATATTTTTAATCAATCTGACAGTTCAAATGTAGGACATCCTTTAAGAATCACATCTGATGCTGGTGGTTATCAAAATGTAGAATTAAGCGGTACTTTAGGCACAGACGCTACTGTTACCTACCAGCCTGTCTACCCTTCAGCACCAAACGACTTGAGATATTATTGCACTGTTCATGGAAACGCAATGGGTAACACTATAACTATGAATAACCCAAATACAATAACTCAAACAGTTGATGTAATAAGTTCTGTACGAGAAAACCCATTTGGAACTCCTGACCCTAATGCAGAATTTCCAAGAGAAGTTTACTATGTGGATCGAAAATCCTTAGAAAATAGTCAAATAATTGAATTTGAATTAGCTGCCCCCACAGATTTAGCTGGCGTAAGAATACCGAAACGTCAGTGTACTCGTAAATTATTCCCTGCTATAGGTACTTTCTAAATATGACTTGGAAATACAAAGCATTACTACACGCTCAGCGTGAAGATCCAAAAGAATCCTGTGGA